CAACGCCATCACGTGCAACCGGGCATGAACGGACAATCTCATGTAATGTAGACTCCCCAGTAAACTGTTGTTCTAAATTTCATTTTTTATTTTTCTTGCTGCAGGTTTTTTTGAACATAAGTAACAGAAAGAAAGACGGATAAAGTCAATTATCAAGATCGTCAAGGTCTTCGTCGTCAGATTCATCTCTTTTAAAACGTTTAACAGAAGGTCCAGCGGCAACTATATCCATATTAGGTCTCAATCCCCAAGCTTCGCATGTAGCTTGATATGATTCATTAAATGAGGCTCCTGTTGTGGCGTACGCAGAAAGTGTATTCTTTGCTCTTTTTCTGGCAGCAATCTGAAAGTTAGCGCAAACTTGTGCGAACGACTCGGAAAAATCCTCTTTCGTACGCCAGTCTTTCAGGTGAGGACTATTCATAATTGTTGATCCCTTCAAGAAATAGTTTGCAAATGTGCCGCATCTGCCCAATAGTCGATCTGAGTCTTCATCACGGAACATTGAATCTCTGCCTTTCCCAGTGAGATAATGTGCACCCATGTGGTAGCGCACGGGTCTTGCTAGAATCTGATCTATTGTTGTTTTTAAAGGCATAAAATCCATTGTGTTCGGACATAAGGCTCCAAGTGCACTGCTAAGAAGGCGCTTAGATATTTCATATGCTATTGCAGTGCGTGCAGTCCCAGCTGGCGTTGAAGATATTCGTTTCCTTATGTCTTCAGCTGGAGTCAATCTAGCGAGGTTGTGTATAATTGGCGTTACACCTAAGATGCCGTTGACGCCTAAATCGTGAAGGGTACGCTTAGTAGAGGCCCAATGACCAATGCGATGCACAGTTGCAACCATAGCTGGGTCCGAAGCCATGTCATCGTGGTAAACTGCACGCAAGACTCTCTTGATATATGTCATTTCTTTTGAGGTAAAGGACCCAGTGTGATGATTTTCCTTCCAGTACGATACTTTTGTTGCAGCAATTATGGTGGCTGCAATCCTTTTAGAGACATTGGAAGATGCTTCTTCAATAGCTTTTTGCGACTCATCGTTGACTGCATCAACAGGCACGCGTTTGGCTTTATCTTCTACCCATCCTCCATCGTTAGCCTTCGAACGATTGTCTGTGCATATTAAACCACAATTTAGCAGTACCATTACGGAAGAGAGCATAAGACAGCGTTCACGTAATGTCTTGTCCAGGTAGTTGCCTTGCTGCATAAGATTGAGGCAGGTTGCGGCAACAGTTCTCCCCATAGTTTGTTGGTCCGACGCACCTTTGCGCACGAGTATAACTAACCTATCATCCCCATCCAAGTCCAAATCTCCATCTGCTGCTAAACCTCCCTCCCAGTCACCATTGATAAGTGGGATGTTAATTGTCGTGTAATCTGGCTCATTTGGGTAGTTCAAAGGGATTTCTAACGGATTGAGCACAGGTGGATCGTTACGTGAGCTTGTGCTTGAGCCTCCAGCTGAAGGGTTTTGTGTATGATCAGCGGACATTTTCTGTTGAGTATAACCTTAAAATGAACCAGAATGTACATGTGAAGTAAAAATAAAAACTATGCAGGAAATAAAATCTGTACCCAAGATTAAATCAATGTTTTAAACCAATAGTTTACCGCACAGGGACTCACCTTCTTTACTAATGGAGC